AGGCATTGGCAACGTCTTGCAAGGCAAGGGTGAATCAGGAGTCCGGTCTGCCGGACACGCCAGCCAGCTTGCCCGTCTAGGTTCTAGCCGCGCTAAGAAACGCGCCCTGATTGTTGAAGATGCACTGGAAAAAGTATCTACGCTGTACTTGAAGCTGATGCAGGCATACGATGATACTCACTTCAAAGACACCGAGAAAGTTCCCTTTGTTGCCGAGCAATTCACAAAAGATTACACGGTCAAAGTGGACGCGCACAGCAACAGCCCGATCTTCACCGAGGACTTGCGAGCACTGGCATTCAACCTGTTCAAGGCCCAGGCTATCGACAAGGAATCCTTGCTCGACTTGTTGGAGCCGCCGATGAAGCAGGAACTGAAAGACCGGCTCAAGCGTATGGAAGAAAAACAATCCATGGTTGCAGCGCAACAAGCTGCCCAACCCAAGCCCGAAAAGGGTGGCGGCAAACCAGACCTGAAAGCGGTAGGTGGCGAATGAACCCAGGAAATACTCAACCTAAAGCTGACCAGCCTCGCGTAGACACGAAATCGCTGGGCAGGCAGGAACCTTCCTTGCAATACCGTGTGCAGGGTGGTAAAAACTACGCCAGCCGGACTACACCCCGGTCTGATGGACGTTCCTCAACCCGCAGCATCTAGGAGTACACCATGTACGGAAAAATGAAGCGTACCCGCAAGACTCGTCGGTAAGAATTCCGTAAGGAATAGGGTGTGGCTTTCTTCCCTTTCAAATAGATCGCCTCCTCTGTAGTTAGGAGTGAATCATGCGTAAAGCTCGCAAAGGCCGTAAGGCTCGCAAGTAATTCCCGAAAGGGTCTACCCCTGCGGGGCGGGTGGGAAAATATAGCCCCCATTTTTTTAGCTTGACAAGTTAGTAAGTGCTTGCCACTATTCGGATAACTTAGGGATTAACCATGAGCGTACCGTCAGACAAGTTGATGGAAATGATGAGAGGGCAGCGCGGAGCGCCTGCGCCTGCTGGCCCTACGCCTGGTGCAGAGCCAGGCATGGACATGGGAAGTATGTCTGACGCTGAGACACCGCCCATGGCTGCTCCAATGTCCACGCCAGAACCCAAGATGGGAAACAAAGAGGGGGCGATGATTAACCTCTCTATGGCGATGGACTTGATTGAACAAGCACTTCCGGCATTCGGCTCAGAATCGCCTGAAGGCATGAAGGCTCTTGCAGTCCTGCGTTCATTGTCAGGAATCCTTGGTGGCAAGAAAGAAAAGACCAAGGAATTGCAAAACGCTGAAATCATGCAAATGCTTCAGAACTTGCCCCAGGCTGGTGGTGCTACGCCAGAAGGCAAGGCAATGGCAGCAGCACCCGCTATACCGGGAATGGCTCCTGGTGGCGCACCTCAACCCCCCGCAATGTAAGGAGTAATCATGGACTTGTTTAAACCCCGTGGTGCGTCACAACCGCGCCGTCCGACTGACCAGAACCAACAAAATGGTCAAATTACCAACCCGCCGCGCTATGCGGCAACTGGTGGTCTTAGTGGCCCTGGCAAGTATTCCAAGAATCAAATGACCTTGGAAAAGCAGCCCAGTGCCAAAACTGGTCGTAAAGTCATCTAACTATCAAAGGGGATAAAAGATGAGCCTTGAAGATATGAGCATGGAAGCGCGTGACGAACTGGCATTGCTGGCTCGTCAACTGTCTGAGAATCCTGCGACTCGTAAGGAATTTCTGCGTCTGACTAAAAGACACAAGCCAGATATGCCTATTCCTGAACTGGATATTGAGGACAAGACTGATACCGCCATCGAAATGATGCGGAAAGAAAATCAGGAACTCCGTTCTAAGTGGCAAGAGAAAGAAGCCATGGAAGAACTGGAGAAGCGCCGTTCTAGGCTCAAAATGAATGGGCTTGTTAGTAGTGATGAGGACGTTGCTGAAGTGGAAAAACTCATGCTAGAAAAAGGCATGACCGACCACAAAACAGCAGCCGAATACTGGAGTTGGATGAAGCAATCTGCTCAACCCACTCCGTCCGGCTACAATCCAAATCCTATGTCCAAGTTTGATCTTGGCAAGTATTGGAAAAATCCCGTGCAAGGTGCGCGGGATGAAGCATCCAAAGCCCTCGCTGAGTTGCGGAAAACTTCGCGGCCCATCGGGATTTAAGTAGTATCAGGGGATATTTTTAATTCGGAGATGAACCATGCCTATCGGCGGCGGTATTCTTCCGGCTTCGGGTTCTACCCAGTACACCGAACTGACTTATGTCACTCGGCGTGCGTTTATCCCGAAACTGGTTGTCCAGCTTTACAACTCGACTCCCCTCATGGCGGCACTGATTGCAAACAGTCAGCAGGCTTCCGGTGGTGTGTCATCTGTCACAGTTCCCGTCCAGGGAGCGCAGTTTGTCAATGCTCAATGGTCTGATTACAGCGGATCGTTTGCACAGCCTAGCGTTCAGCAAGGCGCGTACAACGCTGAATTCAACCTGAAGCTGATGATTGCGCCGGTTCCGTTCCTCGGAATGGAAGGTGCTGTGCAGCAAGATCATGCGGTCATCCCGTTGATCGAAGCCCGTATGAACGATGCGACCAACGTAATGATGGACGCAATGGCTACGGCCCTGTACAACAACACGACCAACTCGCAGCAGTTTATCGGTCTGCCGGGCGCTATCTCGAATAGCAACCCTGCCGCCGGTAACTACGGCAACATTGATCGTTCCACCTACACTTGGTGGCAGTCCAAGCAGTACGCTGCCGGCTCGGTCAACCCGACTCGTCAAAACGTACTTCAGTACATCAGCGGCACGGTCAAGAACGGCGCAGAAATGCCCTCGTTCGGCGTGTGCGGCTTCGGTACTTGGACGCTGCTGGCTCAAGATTATGTGGGTCAAGAGCAATACGTCATTACCCCCGGCAGCGGTTTCGATAGCGATGCCAACGGCCCGCAGGCTGCGTTCCGCGCCCTGATGGTTGCCGGTGTGCCGATCTATCCCGATCCGTACTGCCCGGAAGGTAAACTCTACCTGATTAACACCAACTACCTGTCGTTGTACATCCACGACCAGGGTTCGTTTGTGTTCACGGGTTTTGAGTCCACCCTCCCGAACTGGCAGATTGGTTACGTTGGCGCGGTCTTGATGATTGCCGAACTGGTAAACACCAAGCCTAAGTCAATGACCCAAGTGACCGGCTATAACTCACTCACACTGTAAGGAGAAAAAGCCATGGCACTTGCAATGAACAAAATTTTGGTTGCGAATACCGTAACCAATACTACTTCGGCCTACCTGCAAACCACCACGGTAGCAGCCGTCACCTCCGGCAACGGAACCGTGATTACTGCTGGCGCGTACCTGATGAATGCCCAGGCAAACGTCAGCATCGTTATGTACGATGGTGCTAATTGGGGCAACCTGATTGCCAACAACGTGGGCGGTTACTTTGTGTCGGACGGCGTGAACGTGGCTGCGAAAGCGGTCAACGCGAACACCACTGCGACCCTGGTGACTATCAACGGTGGTCAGGCCGCTAACAGCACCTTTGCCTCGTAAGGAGCCGACATGATTGCGAACCATGTAGGCGCTCTGTACACCGACCGTTTTGACGGAATTGCTTTGGGCAAAGTTCAGGGCGGTTCTGTCGGAACAGCCGGCAATACGGCTGTGACCATTCCCATTGTTTCGGGAACGGCATACATCGTTCGCAAGATTACCGTTGCAAACGCTAACGCTACGATCAACACGGCAAACGTGGTGGTTCTGACCTCCTCGGACGGAAACGCCTCAAATGCCGTGTCGAACGTGACGGTTCTCTCTAGCGTGACTAGCAACTTGACTTGGCAGGACATTCCCCTGTCTACCGCAGCAGCAACTACGGTCTACACCGCAGGCGCTCTGTATGTGAAGGTCAACACCGCTGTCACCAATGGTACTTGCGATATAACCGTATTTGGCGATGTGGTGACTCTGTAATGACAACCGTCTATGTGACAAACAAGAACTTCAAGCCTCTTGTCGTTGACTATCGCGGCAAAGACGTTTCGTTCCCAACAAATGAAACTGTCGAAATACCGCTGGAGGCAGCGCGTCACATACTCGGATACGGTGACAATAATAAGGAACCGTATTTGGCCTCCCTCGGACTTTGTTTGACCAGCAATGAAATTCCTGATGGATTGAAAAAGCTGGCAAACTTTGTGATTGTCGAGGAAGCGCCTCAACAAGACCACTCTTTATCCCCGGTGGTGGAACAAGTACCCCTTCCTGCTGCAAAGCGGGCGGGGGGAAAACTCCTATCCTTGACTGCATAATGGGATACAGATGTCACAAACTCTTTCGGGCTACATTACAGAATGTCGCAGGTTGCTCCATGATGCTAATGGCAACTTCTATTCTGACAATGAACTGACTGACTACATCAATGACGCTCGTCAGCGTCTAGTCAGAGATACCGGCTGCCTGAGACAAATACAGACAGTCACGGCAGTTACCAACAAAGAGGTCTATACCTTTTTGACAGATTTCCCCCAAGCAATGCAGACCATGGATGTGCTGAACATCAATTTGTATTGGGGAAACACTCGCGTTCCAATGCGCTACTTGCCCTGGACGCAATTCAACGCACAACTGCGTTACTGGCAAAATTACATTGGTCAACCGATTGCCTTCTCCATGTACGGGCCAACCAGCCTATACATTGGCCCGGTTCCAGATCAAACGTACACGATGGAATGCGATACGGTCATACTCCCGACACCGCTAGTTAGCGGCACGGAAGTAGACCAGATACCTGACCCGTGGACTACCCCGGTGGCGTTCTATGCTTGTTACAAGGCCAAGTTCAAAGAACAATCTTATGGCGAAGCTGAGATTTTCAAGCAGCAATATCAGCTACAAGCACAATCTGTCTTAACGACAACGTACACCAGAAGGATACCCAACCCTTACTCGAATCCGTACTGATATGGCTGCTGCCGAGCAAAAAAAGTCATATAAAGTCATCAAGGAGTTCAAGGGGGTCAACACCAAGGCCAACCGGACATCTATTGATGAGACTGAATTCGCATGGATTGAGAATGCTCAACCCATTGGCTTTGGCAACATCAAGATCATCAATAGTCGCAGCACGGTTTATGACGCTGGAAACACGGCAGTCACATTTGCCGCCAATGTCACCAACTTGTTTTCCTGCTCGATAAATAACAAAGACTACATCCTTGCGTTTGAATCGGATGGCAGGTGCGAATTTTTTAACGTCACCGATTCTGCCAAAGGTAACGTAGCCGTTGCCGGCACATTCTCGGCGGCTGGCGTAGAGGTTGGACAGTGGAAAGACGAACGGGCGCTGATTCTTGACCCGGCTAACGGCTACTACACCTGGGATGGCACAAACCTAGTTGCTGTTGGCTCGATTGGCTCTATTGCCATTGTTTCGGGCGGTTCTAGCTACACCAGCGT